GTATGATGCTTTTAATAGGAAATTTAGCGATCCTCAAAAAAGATACTTTTTTAAGATGGAGAAGTTAAATATTGATTTGAATACGAAGGCGAATATTATAATAGATACTATTCACCAGGTCAAAGGGGGTGAGGCTGAAAATGTGGTTTTATATGCTAAAACCAATTGGCCTTCGGACTTTGATGGTAAAAACTTAGATGCAAAATCAAATGAAGCGAGAGTTTGGTACACAGGCAGCACACGATCAAAAAAGAATTTGTTTCTACTTGGAACTACACACAAATATAGTTTCCCTTTAGCGCAAATATATAATACTTACATGGAGAACATAAATGAGCAATAAAACATTTTTTAAGCAGGTAGGAGGCCGACATTATCGATCTATGAAGGTGCAGCCTTCTGTATTTATAAATAAAAATAATTTGCCATTCGCAGAAGGCAATGCAATTAAATATATCTGTAGACATAGATTAAAAGGTAAGAAGGAAGATATATTAAAAGCAATTCATTATTTAGAAATGATTATAGAAAGAGATTATTCATGAGCCACCAATTAAATTTTATATTTCAAAAAGGTGATTGGACTACACCAAAGTCTTTTCCTGATTTGTCTAACGAAAAATCTATAGCAATCGATTTAGAAACACGAGATCCTAATTTAAAAACTTTAGGCTCAGGTTGGACAAGGAAAGATGGAGAGATTGTAGGGATCGCGGTAGCCACGCCAAATTTTAATGGGTACTTTCCAATTGGTCATGACGTAGGTGGTAATATGGATCGTAATATGGTCCTTAATTGGTTTAAAGATGTTTGTAAGACACCTGGAAACAAAATATTTCATAATGCAAGTTATGATTTAGGTTGGATTAAATCTTATGGATATCAAGTGAATGGTACACTTATTGATACGATGATTGCAGCTGCAATTGTAGATGAAAATAAATTTTCATATAGTTTAAATAACTTAGCGAGAGATTATCTTGGTAAGATGAAAGCAGAAACAGAGCTTAAGGAAAGAGCAGATGAATGGGGATTAGACGCGAAAGCCGATCTATGGAAGTTACCTGCACAGTATGTTGGTTTCTATGCTGAACAAGATGCTCAATTAACTTTAGAGTTATGGCAGAGATTAGATTGGGAAATTAGAAGTCAATCTTTAGATGATATTTGGAAACTTGAAATGAATTTATTACCAGAAGTAATTAAGATGCGAGAGCACGGGGTAAGGGTTGATTTAGAAGGTGCTGATAAATTAAAGAAGAGATTTATAATTAGAGAAAAAGAATTACTTAAAAAAGTAAAAGATATGACATCTTTAGATGTGGATGTTTGGGCTTCAAGATCGGTTGCAGCAGCCTTTGATAGACTCGGAATTAAGTATCCATTAACTGAAAAAACAGAAGAACCTAGTTTTACAGCTAACTGGTTAGAAAACTGTAAAGAACCACTTGCAAAATTAATTAAAGAAATAAGAGAGGTTAACAAATTTTACAGTGCTTTTATTGATTCTATAATTAGACATGCACACAAAGGAAGAATACATGCAGAGATAAATCAATTAAGAGGTACAGGTGGTGGAACTGTTACAGGTCGTCTTTCTTATTCTTCACCTAATTTACAACAGATTCCAGCAAGAAATAAGGAATTAGGACCTTTAATTAGGGCATTATTCCTGCCTGATGAAGGTTGTAGATGGGGGTCTTTTGACTATTCTCAACAGGAACCTAGATTAGTAGTACATTTTGCTTCACTAATTGGAGAGGGTTATGCAGGTACACAAGAATTAATTAAAGCATACGAACAAGAAGATGCTGACTTTCACCAAACGGTTGCTGAGATGGCAAACATACCAAGAGCACAAGCTAAAACAATTAACTTAGGTTTGTTTTATGGAATGGGTATTAACAAACTTTCTAGGGAACTAGGTATTTCATACGAAGATGCACAAAGTATTTTACAAGAATATAATAAAAGAGTTCCTTTTGTTAAAAAATTATCAGAAAAATGTATTGAGGTTGCTGACAAGGTCGGTTTTGTAAGAACTTTAAAAGGAAGAAGATGTAGATTTAATTTGTGGGAACCAATTACATTTGGCTTACACAAAGCTATGACTGAACAAGACGCAACACTTCAGTTTGGAAGAAAAGGAATTAGAAGAGCGATGACATATAAATCTTTAAATAGACTTATACAAGGTTCAGCTGCAGATCAAACAAAACAGGCTATGGTTGATTGCAGTGCCAATGGACACAGACCGCTGCTGCAAATACATGATGAACTTTGTTTTAATATTCACAAAGATGAAGATATTAAAGTAATTAAAGATTCAATGGAGAATTGTTGCAAACTAACCGTTCCTAGTAAAGTAGATGTGGAGATTGGAGATAACTGGGGTAATGCAAAATAAAGAAACAGATAAAAACTTAGAGCAATTAATAGAAGCAGTAAAGAAAAGAGGAGTAAAGTGCCAAATATGTGGCTATATTCCTAAATATAAGGAAGAATTCCAATTAACACTTGTAAATGATAAACTCACTTGTATTAAATGTGAGGAATAATGAAATTAGAAGATATAAAAGCTAATGTTGGTGTTTGTCCTGAATGCAATCATTTTTCTTCATTTATGGAAACTAAAAAGAAAAACATTTACACTTGTCATATTTGTCTTAAAAAAGTTGAGCAATACATAAATGGTAAAGTCATTTACAAAACAATAACAATTCCTGGAATAGAAATAGCGGAATAGTTTAGAGCAAAGAATAGCTTAGCTGAAATTACAGTTTTTATATTTTAGGCCTGCTTAACTAGTTATATCAGAATATTCTTGTAATAACTCAGCTTTAACAGCCATTGCAGAAAGTTCTCTCATTTGAAGTCTTACTTTCTTCAATTCAAGATCGATCCATTTCATTTCAACAATCTCTGCACCGTTATCTAGATACAACTGGTTCCACTTGGATTCCAAGTTCATCTTTTTCAGTAATAGAGACTGTAACGTTTCTATCGTCATTTACTTCTTCATAAGTTATAAAGACTTTAGAAGGAGAATAAGTTATTTCTTTTTCGCTTCTCCAATTTCTTCCGTCTTTGGTTAACTCTTTTATGAAATTATCTTTAGCCTGTTCGTCATTGTCTGCCTTGACATCTAAAGTTATTCGTTGTCCTGCATATTTAGCAATTAAACGATATAATTTCATAGGATAATAAATACCTTAAAAATCAAAGGTTTGCAATAGTTTTGTCAATGGGGGTAAATAAAGTTTGACTTACCTACTTAAATTGATAAGATTATCCCATAAAATCATAACAAATAGGATGAAAAATGAACGATCAAAAAAACGATAAAAAGAAGTTTAAGGCATATAGACCTACTTTTGAACCCGAAAAGTTTAAAAATAAATGGGAAGCAAAAGTAACTTATATGTTATTAAACGGGCTAGCTGATATTGTAGAGTTAGAAAAAAGAGTTATTGAACTTGAAAAAAAATTAAAACTTGTGGAGGATATTAATGATAAAAAAAATATGCATTAGATGGCCGTATAACTTTAAAAAATATTTAAGTAAAAAATATTATCAGGCTAATCACCCGGATGGTGTTTCTTATCCTAGTTTAGGCAAAAGAATTACAATAGCTTGGAAACTTCGTAATGAACCTACTTTAACTCAAGCAATGAAGGAGATTTATGGCAAAGAAATCTGACCGAACACTAGATAAAATGTTTTTAGCTGTTAAATCAAAGTGCACAGTTGCATCTATGATGGCTGAATTATCTAAACATGATCCATTTGCAATGATTTCTTTTGATATTGTTAAGGATAAGGAAGTTTTTACAACAGATGTAATACCAAAAATTTACACAACTGAGATGAAAAATGTTAGGGTTGAGATTGATTCAAAAGACTATGATTATATCTTTAGCGCTGAAAAAAGAACTTTAGATCAATTCATAAAAACGGATGCTGAAATTATTAAGCTAAAGGATAAAAATGGCTAAAAGAAAAGTTGGTTTAATTTGTAGTTTAACTTATTACGAAATGAAACTAGTTGTTGCAGTATTTAGCAGGATTATTTTAGATAATGAGTTAAGAGGTGAACATACAAAAAAACGCATACATGATTTGATATACAAATTTAATGATATGCTAACTAAACAAAAACATATAAAATGCTAAAGGATAAAAATGATAAGTAAACACTTAAAAGACATTAAAAAGTTATTAAAAGCTTACCATAAAAAGTTTGATTGCTTTGGTAAACCTATTAAAAAAGAAACAAAAAAAAGGAGAAGAAAAAATGGACATAAATAAATGGAAGTCGTTAGCAGTTGCTATCAATAGTTGGAGAGATCTTTGGGCTATGAAAAATCTGGCAGATTTTAAATACCT